AAGACATCTTTCTGATAAGAAGTTTACTTGCATAACGTCAACGTCAGATGTGTAAGCACCTCCAACAGATCCAGTTAACCAAGATTTCATTCTTCTATCATCAGCTTGAGAAGCCCTGTATCTTACATGTAAGAAAGGACGTCTAATGTTTGTACCAAGAACTTGGTCATAAACAGTAGATGTACCTGCAGGAACTAATACTCCTTCAACATTGCTAGCTCCATTAAAATTAGTGGAACCGCCTCTTGTAGAAGCATCATTTAGATATTTCCATGAAGTTTTATAGAAGTCATAAGAACCTCTTCTAAAACCAGAAAAGCCTAAATTAAGTGCCATTTCTTCAGAGTTTTCAAATACACCATAAGATGTACCTCCAGCTCCGTAAGAATTTTGCACAGCTAACATATTATCAAAATTTTTCTTCAATAGCACCCTGAGAATCTAAGTTTTGAAGAATAGCATCAAAATCAGCCATTGCGCCAGCAAAAGCGGTCATCACGTTACCTCGAGCTTGAATAGCATCGAACATACCTTGAGTACCTAATTGATTACCAGCACCAAATCCAGAGAAACCAGTGTTATTGGCTGCTAGGATTGCTCCACCGATAGCTGCTGCATAGAATCCACCTGGTGCTCCAGCTGGTCCTGATGTAGCATCAGAAATTTGGCCTTCAATAACGACCATTTCTAAATAATCTTCAAATCTTAATCTAGTTTCGCCTTCAGCTTTTAGATACCATAAAAAACCTCCAACTCCATCTTCTGTAGAAACCTCAACCCAACCTATTTGAGCTGTATCAGAACCAGATATTGCATATCTATCTCTGATGATAATTGGTTTGTTAGAAAATTGAGTGAAAGCAGGATCTAGGTTTTCGATAACCATTCCAGTACCGTCAACGCCAGCTGGTGATAAACCAGATGCTTTTCCAAATTCAGAACCATAAACATATGTTTTAAGTCCTGCAGCACCAGCACCGAAAGCCGCTTGTAAGCTTGCTTGCTGATATGGATATGCTGTTAAAACCGTACCTACTACACTCGCAACGAATGCTTTAACTGTAGCAGCTGGGTTTAAAGGGTCCATAATAACCACTGTCATGTTATGAGTAATAACATTATTTACACCTGCAGTAATTGGTAGATCAATATCAATTGTATCTACACCTGTAAGTGTACATTGGTCATATGAAATGTGTAATCTATTTTGTTCAGACCAGATTACTTGGTCGCTTGTCATTGGTAATTCAGCTCCAACCATTCTCAAGAAACCTCCTAACGTTCTATTACCATATCTTTCGACTTCAGCTTCATATACCTCAGGTAAATATTGCTGAGCAAAGTTTCCACCTGCTGCGCCGTCAAATTGTAAATAGTTTGTGTTAAGGACTTGTTGAGTTTGAGAAGGTACTATACTACCAAATTGAGGTGTTAATACTCCCATTTCAAATTAATTTTTGTTTGTTAAAATTTACGTGTTTTTATTCTAAGTCTCGAAGAATCTTCACCACTAATAACTTTAACCTTCATTCCTCCAACATTAACATCTCCAGATTTATTTTCTCTAAGAGAGGAGTCAATATTTTTAGAAGTTGCCACTATATTTCTAGTTGCATCGGCTTTGCCTTGCTCATAAAAATGTTGTGCAATTTGGTCAGAATTATTTGCAGAATAAATAGCTTTATGATAACCTAAGGTATCTGTAACATTACCTTCCTTATCCAAGAACTTTTGAGTGAAAGTACTAATGTCCTTTTGATTATCAGCCAACTCCAACGGATTTTTAACTTTATACCTAAATCTTTTGTCTCCGACATTATATTCAAAACCTTTGAATTCGTCAGATAAAAGATTTTTAGTGTCATCTAAAAACCTATCATGTTGTTGCTGTCCTATTTCCTGATTCTCCTGATAGCGATTGAAAAAGTCTGTTGCCTTCTGTTGTTCTTGGGTAACGCCGGGTCTCAACTTGATTTCGTCGTAATATTTAACCTTAAGATCTTCTAAAAAGTTCTTTGCCTTTGCAATCTCTTCCTTTTTAGCGAGTTTTTTTCGTTTGACGTCTCGCTCATCGTCAATCTCATTATCAAATTTAAAGTTTTCTTCCATAATGAAGTTAACTTCTTCGTTATTTAAATGAGGTTTTGTTTTAAAGTAATACTCGTGTAATAATACATCTTCATTCACATTTGAATAATCTGCATTGAGTCTTACATAATCCTCTACATTACCACCTGTTTCTTCCATGAAACTAATAAGTTTCTCAACATTTTCAGGTAATTTTCTTTGAGGTATATTTTGTTTAATTGGTTCTTTAACTTTAGTTTTAACCGGTTCAGGTTTCTTTTCATCAACCTTTATTTCTTCAAGTACATCTTCTACTTTTACTTCTTCTACCTTTACTTCTTCTTTACTTTGTTTGGTAGGTTTTTCATCTGGTTGCTCGATGTTTCTGATTTCCACCTTCTGTACATCTTTGGGCGGTTGATGAGCATCCATATCAATTGACTTCGACTCTTGAATGGCATTTTTAACGTTTTCTACTGGGTCTTGAACCTTTGATTTAACTTCTTTTTTTACCGGAGGTTTTGATAAATCTACCTTAATAACTTCCGGTTCAGTATTAAGTGTTTTTTTAGGCACCTTTACTTTGGTTACCTCTTTTGTTGTATTTGACATAATAAAATATTATAAAATTAATAAAATAATTATCTAGGCATAAATTGTTCTAAATTTAATCCTGATAATCCATCGTTTTGTGATTCAAAATTTTTCGGTAATAAATCATTTTGACGTTGCGAAATCATTTCACTCTGTTGAGTTGCTTGAATTTGAGTACGCTTGTCTTTTCTATCTTCGATATATTTTTCTTTAGATGACTCATTTTCCTTTTGCATTCCTGCTAATCTTAATTGATATTGAAACTCTATCTCCATCAATTCTTTTTTGATTTGAGCTTCCTTTTCTAATTTTTGAATTTCTAATTGAGATTCACCTTGTTTTATTTGAAGTTCTTTTTGTGCTAATGCTTCTTGTTTTTGAACTTCATACATTGCAGATTGTTCGGCTGCTTGGGCATTAGCCTGTGATTGAGCCTGAATATTAGCTTGTTGTATTTGTTGGTCTTTTACTTCTTTTTCTTTACGTTTTAATTTAAGTAATTGATTAGCTAATTTTAAATTTTTAATTTGCCTAATATCAATTGCATCTTCTAAATTAATACTTTGCTGTTGAAGAGCCATTTGAATATTACCTTCTAATACTGCTTTTTCTTCTTCATCAGGTTCTAATTCTAAATAAATACCAAAATTAAATAAATTAAGGTTTTTCATTTCTTCTAATGAACCAGTATTAAATCTACTAATTGCATTAGTTAAAGACTCGGCTGTTAAAGCATAATCTAATACATCTGCAATACGTAAAGAAATATTTTCTGCTATTCTTACACTCATATATAACATACTTTGTAATATATGGCGCGTAGCTACATTAGATGCTGCCGCAGCTAATTTTTGTAAACCAACTAGAGCATATTGATCTGGGTTACTAGCATCTCTAGCTTCATTTAGTCCGGTCACATCTCTTATTAATTGTAAATAATATTGATATGTATTAATTAAAGAAGAAATTTTTGCCTGAGAAGCTGAGGTCTGTAATTCTTGAATTGGGACCATACCTCTATTTGGATCACCATCTTGTGTTTGTGATCTCCCTACAATAGAACCAGTTTGAAAATACATATTCAATGCTTCCTGAGGATTATAATTAGTTCCATTACCTAAATCTACTTCTGCTAATCCATCTACATCTACAAATACTCCATCTGGAACCATACGGGATATTACTTGTTGTAACTTTAAATGAGTTAATTGAATCATATCTGCAAAACCTGTTATTCTACTTACAATTGATTCTACTCTTCCTCTATAAATTCTAGGTGCAGTAATAACATAATTCATTCGACATTTAGTTGTATCAGCTGCAGGACGTGTCATATTTTCAGCCATTTTCCATTCTAGCATATTTTCAATACCTAAAACTTTAACCCCCGAATATAATACTTCAATTTTCCTACTTACCTTATCATATTTATCACTTGGTGGTGGATCAAAGAAATCTGTTTTTTCAAGAGATTTCTGTAGCCCTTGATCTGTTTGTTTTATTTTCCAAACTTGTTCTGAATAAGTTTTATATTCAAAATATAAAAGTTGAATTATATCAGGGTCTTCATTCCAATTTCTTAAATAATTTTGTGTACCAGGAAACTTTTGGATTTTATCCATTTCCTCTACAGTTAAATCAGGAAATTGTTTAGCTAATTCTGCAATACTAATAGATTTAACTTCTCCTACATAATATACATCTTCAAAATTTGGATCTTCTGTATAAGAATGTACTAAATTAGCAGGATCTACATAATCAATTATAATACCATTAGAATTATTATAATTAGTTTTAGAACATGCCATGCCTAATACTACTAAATCATATAATAATCTCTTTTTTATTTCATGATATTTATTATTAGCTAATACATTTGCAATAGCTTCTTCTTCTGCTATTTCAATACTTTGCTTATAACTAAGTTGCATATGTAAACTTAATTCTTCTTTATTTTCTGGTAATTGGTCTGGATTTGCGGTTTGAAACATATTTATACCAGTATCTTTTTGTATCATTTCAATAAAACTTCTGGCATTCATATCTCTTAAAAGAGTTTCTGCATAAGTAGTTCTTTTCTTTTGAGATTCTGGATCTTGAGCATAAGATTTTATTTCATAATTTCTTTGAGACATTCCATTAACTACTATATCTACAAATTTAGATATAATAGGAACTGGTTTCCAATCTAAATTAAGATAAGATAAATCGCCATTAATAGCTAATTCGTCTTTATATTTTTGTATAGGTTGTTCCCCACGCGCATATAATCTACGAGTATGAAATTGATTAAAATTAACAATAAATCTATCTCCACCACCTCGAGTATTTCTAAACCATTCATTTTCAATAGCTCTGCCCACTAACGTTCCATATTCTACCGACGCCTTTTCTTCATCAGGTACTACCTGACTGGGAAAGCTACTATTATAATTAGTTGTTATCATTTATTTTATTAATTTTGATAAATTTTTTCCTGTACTATTATCATATTTTGCAAAATTTAAAAGAACATCTTGTTTTTCTATTTTAGCATGAGGCCTGTATCGATGTTGATTACATGCCATTAAAGCTAGTCCAGAACTAATAGACGCATCATGTGATGTTCTATTATTTATATTAAATCTTGCCCAATCTTCTAAAGTTCTTTGAAAATATAAATCTCCATATGTTTCTCCTAAATTCCCAACAAAGGTTTCAATATAAGTTTCAATAGCTGCGGCATGAGCTTGTTTTATATCTTCACTTGAATTAGGTATACCACCAATTTCTCTTTCTGTTACTGATAATTTAGTTAAAGCTTTATCAGGCCTATTAATAGAAAAATGCCTATATCCTCTGCGACGTAAATAATACAAAAGTCTAGGTTTGTTATTTTCCGCTAAGATAGGCATTCCATAGAAGATTAGTGCCATAAGCACATCTTCAAAAAATATTTCAGCCGTTTGTGGTCTAGCTATATATTCTAAAAAGAAATGATTTG